GGGAACCATCACCTATGAACGCATTTGCTGTGATGTCATGTGTGGTAACATTTCCATTATCCGTAATTTCTTGTAGGTTTTGGCTTGTGGGTAAATTGGTCAATTGGGAACCATCACCTATGAACGCATTTGCTGTGATGTCATGTGTGGTAACATTTCCATTATCAGTAATTTGTTGGAGGTTCGTGGGTATACCACTTAATAGGGAACCATTACCTATGAATGCATTTGCTGTGATGTCATGTGTGGTAACATTTCCATTATCCGTAACGTCTTGGAGGTTTATGGGTAAATTGGTCAATTGGGAACCCTCGCCTATGAATCTGTTTGCTGTGATGTCGTTTGTGGTCATATTTCCATTATCGGTAACTTGTTGGAGGTTTACGGGTGGTAAACTAGTCAATTGAGAACCATCGCCTATGAATGCATTTGCTCTGATATCTCCTGTAGATACTAAACCTGTATCCGGATTTGTGAGTTGGATTGTTCCTGATGTTGTATTACCATTCTCGACGACTTCTTGTAAGTTGAAAAATATTTCTGATGGAAGTTCAAACGTGGAATAATTCACACGAGTACCCATATACTTTAATCAACGAAAAGAACTCCAGTCACTATCTATTCTCTAAAACTTCTATCTGATTCTTGAGTTCTTTGATAGCCTCTATAAAGAGGCCTATCATATTATCATAAGCTACGGAGTATGTCGTATTCTCTGTACCTCGAACAACTTCTGGTAAGATTTCGGCAACCTCTTGTGCGATGACACCCGTACTCTTTACACCGGGTTCGTTTATCGTTTCATACGTGTATCCAGAAACTTGTGCAATTTTATCTAATGCATTGTCTATTACTTTCAAATTAGTTTTACGTCTCGCATCGGATGTTTGTGTGAGTGTACCATTTACTGTTACGTCGGAATTTATGTTTAGGATATTCGTTACACTTATAGTGTACGTGTGAACAACGCCAATGTAGGGGGTTCCTGGCCTACTAGCATTTTTTGAACCTACGACGATACACGAACCATCTGCGGACATGGCGATAGAGTATCCAGAAGTGTCACCAGCGGCTTCACCGTCTATGTCTTGACCAACTTTGGTCCATAGGGAAGTCGATGTATCGTAGTCATACACACGAACGTGGCCATTATCACTATCAAAACCCGAAGTGGCGTCATTATAAGGTGCACCTACAGCAATACGTGAACCGTCAGAGGATATGGCCACAGACCAGCCAGAATAGTCGAAAGCAGCTTCACCGTCTATGTCTTGACCAACTTTGGTCCATAGGGAAGTTGATGTATTGTAGTCATATACACGAACATGACCTCTAGAGGAACCTGAAGTACCATCATTGCCTCGTGCACCTACAGCAATACGTGAACCGTCATGGGATATGGCCACCGACCAACCAGAATTATCAGCAGTAGCTTCACCGTCTATGTCTTGACCAACTTTGGTCCATAGAGAAGTTGATGTATTGTAGTCGTATACGCGAACGTGACCACGATTATCATTCGCATAACTCGAAGTACCATCATTGCCTGGTGCACCTATGACGACACGTGAACCATCGGAGGATATGTCCACAGACCAACCAGAATTATCACCAGTGGCTTCACCGTCTATGTCTTGACCAACTTTGGTCCATAGGGAAGTTGATGTATTGTAGTCGTATACGCGAACGTGACCACGATTGTCACTCGCATAAATCGAAGTACCGTCATTTTTTATTGCACCTACAGCGATACGAGAACCATCAGATGACATGGCGATAGAGTATCCAGATTCGTCGAAAGGATTTTCACCGTCTATGTCTTGACCAACTTTGGTCCATAGAGAAGTTGATGTATTGTAGTCGTATACGCGAACGTGACCACGATTATTCATCGTATAACTCGAAGTACCATCATTGTCTGGTGCACCTACAGCGATACGAGAACCATCTGCGGACATGGCGATAGAGTATCCAGAAGTGTCACCAGCGGCTTCACCGTCTATGTCTTGACCAACTTTGGTCCATAGAGAAATTGATGCATCATAGTCATACACGCGAACGTGGCCACGATTATCACTCGTAGAACCCGAAGTACCGTCATTTTCTGTTGCACCTACAGCGATACGAGAACCATCTGCGGACATGGCGATAGAGTATCCAAATTTGTCATAAGCAGCTTCGCCGGCTATATCCTGACCAAATTGGAGCCATGTACTACTTGGTAGATTATAAACACCAATTCCATTTATTATGAGCTTATTCGCTGTGATGTCGTTTGTGGTCACACTTCCATTATCCGTAACGTCTTGAAGACTTATGGGTAAATTAGTCAATAGAGAACCATCACCTATGAATGCGTTTGCTGTGATGTCGTTTGTAGTAACACTTCCATTATTCGTAACTTCTTGGAGGTTCATGGGTGGTAAATTGGTCAATTGGGAACCATCACCTATGAATGCGTTTGCTGTGATGTCGTTTGTGGTCACATTTCCATTATCGGTAACTTGTTGGAGGTTTATGGGTAAATTAGTCAATAGGGAACCATCACCTATGAATGCGTTTGCTGTGATGTCGCGCGTGGTAACACTTCCATTATCGGTAACTTGTTGGAGGTTTATGGGTAAATTAGTCAATAGGGAACCATCACCTATGAACGCATTTGCCGTGATGTCATTTGTGGTAACATTTCCATTATCAGTAACTTCTTGAAGGTTTATGGGTGGTAAATTAGTCAATTGGGAACCATCACCTACGAATGCATTTGCTGTGATGTCGTTTGTAGTAACATTTCCATTATCCGTAACGTCTTGAAGACTTATGGGTAAATTAGTCAATAGAGAACCATCACCTATGAATTTACTCATACTAAACGCAGAATTTGTATATTCGGGTACATTTAAAAATTTATATGCATGAACTCGACCACCCACTCCTTGTGAACCGACTTCGTATGGCGCACCTACAACGAGTTGTATGCCATCGGAGGTCATAGACACAGAGTGGCCAAAACGGTTACCAGAAGCAACGCCTTCTAAATCCGGTCCAAGTTTGGTCCACTGACTCGTGGACGATTTCCAATTATATACACGGGTGACACCACGTTCCCCATCATTGCCCGGTGCACCTACAGCGATACGAGAACCATCTGCGGACATGGCGATAGAGTATCCAGAAGTGTCACCAGCGGCTTCACCGTCTATGTCTTGACCAACTTTGGTCCATAGGGAAGTTGATGTATCATAGTCATACACGCGAACGTGGCCACGATTATCACTCGTAGAACCCGAAGTACCGTCATTTTCTATTGCACCTACAGCAATACGTGAACCGTCAGAGGATATGGCCACAGACCAACCAGAATAGTCGAAAGCAGCTTCACCGTCTACGTCTTGACCAACTTTGGTCCATAGGGAAGTTGATGCATCATAGTCATACACGCGAACGTGACCACTGTAAGTACCTGAAGTACCGCCATTATAAGGTGCACCTATGACGACACGAGAACCGTCAGGGGTCATCGCTACGGAGTGACCAGATCTATCACCAGCAGCTTCACCGTCTATGTCTTGACCAACTTTTGTCCATAGGGAAGTTGATGTATTGTAGTCATATACACGAACATGACCTCTAGAGGAACCTGAAGTACCATCATTGCCTGGTGCACCTACAGCAATACGTGAACCATCGTGGGATATGGCCACAGAAAAACCAGATTCGTCATAAGCAGCTTCGCCGGCTATATCCTGTCCACGTTGAGAAAAGCCATGCACACGAACCATACCACTCTTAGTACCATTATCGTTATTGTATGGTGAACCTACGACGGTATAAGAACCATACAAGGATTCGGCCACAGAGTAACCAAAATAATCCTGAGCAAATTTACCATAGTGTGTTGAGTAACTATGTCTCCATTGGCCATACCAAGTGTAGAATCCGATGACTTGACCATAATTGTCATTATATATAGAGTTATTATAACCCGGCGCACCTACAACGAAAGTCTCGCCATCGGGGGCCATGGCAACCGACCAACCAAGCTGGGCACCAGATTCCTCGGTAGATTGACGTATTGGAACATTAACACTATTCAAAATATACCAATTATTAATTTCGATGTCGTTTGTGGTCACACTTCCATTATCAGTGATACCTTGAAGGTTTGTGTTTGGGTTTATGGATAAACCAGTCAATTGGGAACTGTCACCTATGAACGCATTTGCTGTGATATCGTTTGTGGTCACATTTCCATTATCGGTAACTTGTTGAAGGTTTATGGGTAAATTGGTCAATTGGGAACCCTCGCCTATGAATGCATTTGCTGTGATGTCATTAGTGGTAAAAGTCCCAGTATCAGTCATGTCTTGAAGATTTGTATTTGAGTTTATAGGTATACCACTCAATTGGGAACCATCACCTATGAACGCATTTGCTGTGATGTCATTTGTAGTAACATTTCCATTATCGGTAACTTGTTGGAGGTTTATGGGTAAATTAGTCAACCGGGAACCATCACCTATGAACGCATTTGCTGTGATATTGTTTGTAGTAACATTTCCATTATCGGCGATTTGTTGGAGATTTGTATTTGAGTTTATGGGTATACCACTCAATTGGGAACCATCACCTATGAATCTGTTTGCTGTGATGTCGTGTGTAGTAACACTTCCATTATCAGTAACTTCTTGAAGGTTTATGGGTGGTAAATTAGTCAATTGGGAACCATCACCTATGAACACATTTGCCGTGATGTCATTTGTAGTAACATTTCCATTATCCGTAACGTCTTGAAGACTTATGGGTAAATTAGTCAATAGAGAACCATCACCTATGAACCTATTCGCTCTAATATCTCCCGTAGATACTAAACCTGTTTCAGAATTTGTGAATTGAATTGTTCCTCCTGTCGTATTACCACCCTCGATGACTTCTTGCAAATTCACGTTTTCTGGTAAATATTCTGGGTTGTATCTAACCGTTGTATAATTCGTACGAATACCCATATACTTTAATCAGCGAAAAGAACTCCAGCCATTCCATTCTTTATTTTTAGAATGTTGTAGTTAACGGCGTATATAGGTTGATTGATAGGTTCTGTACAATGTAAAGTACAAGAGTCTATTCTACTGAAATTTAGTGTACCCGTGGGTTGATATTTATTTGCAACTAAACAAAATGGGTAAAAAAATATACCTTCTGATGTCAGTGCAGCAAACTCTGTGTTGTAATAACACGGAATTGCCGAATAATATGGTACACCGTTTCTATAATCTTCGATATCAGTTCCATTCACCTGTATTTTTACCTGATTTACGCGCGAAACTAAATTATTCGCGACGGCATTGCTACTGGCTATAAATTTTACTGGGTGATTGAAAACCAATTCGTGTACTCGTTCATTTGATGGTGGATTTTTCTGAACTTGATAGATGAGCATATTGTGTTCCTTGAGGGCTTTAGAATTTCTTTCTTGGTCGTCTAGAAGAATATATGTCGAAGTGAGGAAACATTGTTGATTACTTGGTAGGTGTTCACTCCATTTTATTTTCAGTTCTACGTCGTGATAGTTTAGGGCTACGAGGGGGAGTGCAGATTGCCACATTTCACAGAAGAAAAATCGAAAGGGGTAAAAAAATGATCTAGAACCCAAACCACCGTGTAAACTCGCTGGATAAGATTTTGAATATGAATTCGCCAACAAATCTACAGCTAGATATTCTGAGAATGCGGAATCTTGTTTATCGATAACCTGTCCACCTATGATGAGTTCAGCATACTCTATTATTCTAGTCCAATCCTGTACGAGAACACTCTCACCATTTTCTTTTACCACGAGATTCATGTTACCCAGTAGGTCACCATTTTTTGTAAATTTAACAGTAGAAATACCGCCGGCTAGAGCATCACCTTGAAACGATTGTTGCTGTGTAAACATCGAAAAGTTTGAATGTCTTTTATAGTTACTGTTGAAGAATGTGATATCGGGTGACCCGGTAATATACTTATCCTGTTCACCTTTGGAAACCAACTGTGCTATGGCTCCACCTGACATATCTATCTATTATATGTTTATAATTTTTTAAACTTGCGTAATCTCACATATAAAAGAAACTTTCCAGAATGTAATGAACGTAAATAACTTTCCTCCCCACGTGCAGAAACTATTTCAGAATAGAGACATGACTATGAATCAGAAGATGGTTACGTTGATGGCATTCATGCCGGAAATTCCAGGTATACCCAAGGTGTCTGAACACCTCGAGCTTGGTATGAAAATTAAGCGCCTCGTCGATGAGGGTAAAATACGTCTAGGCAAATTCGATAAGAACTTCAATCTTTCGATCGAGGTCTAATGGCCCACTTACTTTCTTTACGGAACTTTCCATAATCGATTTCCTCGATTTTGAAAACGTTCATGAGAAATTTTTTGACAGGATTCATCTTTTTTTCGGGTTCGTCCATCGAAGGAAACCTCCGATTTCCCTCGCCAGGTGCTTCGCTAGGTGATACAAAGTCAGTCTTTTTAGCACTGACGCGGACATTTGGGCGTGTAATGATTGGTCGAAGAACGTGCATTTCTATACTTTCCCGCCAAATCTTTAATAGTGAATAATACCACCAGCTTCTAGAGCGGTCTTCGCGACGGCGAGTGCGATGAGACCCACACCGATTTCATTGTACTCCATCTTCATGAGACGACCAGCGATGGTCATGGGAAGAACCCACGAAGTGAGTTGGAAGAGGGTGTAGTTCGTGAGATCTGGGTCTGGGAGGGCAGCTTGGACGCGAACATTGCGCACGGGGCGTCTGGCGACATTCTTCTTGGTTTGTAACTTGACACGGGGTCTTTGGATCGTTAAAGGCTTAGCGAGAGCTATCATTCCTGATTTTCGAAAGATTTTATTCTTTAAACACCTAAGTGTACCCGTTCCGATATGAAATGTATCAAATGTCTTCCAACAACAACATGAACTCTACTTCCATTGCCAACTACATCACCAAGCTCGAGAAGGAGAACGCCGAGTCTCGTCTCAAGATTGAGCAGCTCAAGAAGTTGTACAAGGAGGCAAACGACGAGCGTGTCGCCGCCCTCGAAAAGCTGAACTCTTCTCTTTACGATAAGACTGCGCGAACCAAGACTTTCACCCTCAATGAAGACATTGCCAAGCACCTGAAGGAACTTGGTGATATGACCTCCGACTTTTACAAGACGGCTGCTTATAACAGGGCTGCGGACATCGTCGCCAATCTTAGCCATGAGGTTGAGAGTGGTGAGAGCCTTCTCCACCTCAATGGCATTGGGAAGAACATCGCCGCCAGGATTGACGACTTCCTTAACGAGTACTACAGTGATGTAGAGTCTGTCGCCTCCAATGAGGGTCAGATTGTTGATGATGAGTCCGACTCTGAGTCTGAGTTTTTCGTGTCCTACAATCACGAACTCGTGGACATCTTTGACAAGCTTGCTTCCTTCGAGGAAGACCCCCATAAGAGAAACGCCTATCGCACTATCGGTGATGAACTTCACGCACTTCCTTTCAAGGTGAAGAGTGGCAAGGAACTTTCCAAGGGTCCCAAGAAGGTCAAAGGTATTGGTAAGAGTGCCGCGAAAATCATCGATGAGTTTCTAGAGACTGGGAAAGTTAAGAAACTTGATAACATTGGCTCGACCAACGAGGAGATTGCCTGGCATCTTGAGGCTCTCGCTTCTCTAGAGGCTGAGCCCCATGGCTCTCAAGACCCCTTCAAGATCCGTGCCTACAGGCGTGCTGCTGAGATCATCCGCGAGCTTGACTTCGAGGTGACCAGTGGTGAGGAAATCGCCAAGGGTCCCAAGAAGATTGAAGGCATCGGGAAGAGTATCGGTAAGAAGATTGATGAATTCCTCCAAATTGGGAAGATGAAGAGGATTGAGGAGCTTTCTAAGGCCTAAGTCAAATAGCATTTAGCATTTTAATAAGAATTCGAGAATGAACCCTATCTACATGGAACCGAGGACCGAGCTCTGGTTGGAGTCACTTTGTGACACCAACCGTCTCGAGAAGGATTTGGAAGGATATGACGTTTCGGAGCGTGTAGTGAGAAAACTCGTGAACGACAAGCAAGAGTTGAAGAAGCACGTGATAATGAACCCGAAAAACGCACCACTGATTCAACATCTCAGAAAAGTGAGAGAAACTAAAAAGCACTGGATGGCTGAGGCGTGTTACGACAACGCCATCCAAAAAATAGGATACCTCCAGTGTGAAGTGACTTCTGGGAAGAAGGCGATGAAAGAGATTGCCCACATCGGAAGGAGGATTGGGGCAGAGATCGAAAGATTTTTTCAACCTGAACCTGAACCCGAACCCGAACCGGTGGTTGAATATGAAACAATCTACGTGAGCTTTTTGGGTTTGTTTCTCATTATCATTTTTAGGTGGATTAGTGATAAATTTTCTTTGTAATAATTAAAGAATGACTCCAGTACTCGTTTCCGTAGACAAGGCGGGTGACCTTAAGATCGGTAGGCGCAAGTGCCGTCTCTACAAGAAGGATGAGGTGGTGAAGGTTGCTAAGAAGTATGGTATTAACACCGAGAAGAAGACTGTCACTCAGCTTTGCTCGTCCATCAAGAACAGAGCTAAGAACTCCAATACTAACAATGTCCCTCTCGCGAAGCTTTACCCCCAGGCCGCCAGGAAGCGCGCTGCCGCCAAGAAGCGTGCCGAGAAGAAGGCTCTCGACAGGAAGGTTGCCGCCAACTTCATGAAGACCATGACTACCCGCGTCGTGACCCCTGTGCGCAAGGTCGTCGTGGCTGTCATGCCCAAGCCCAAGCCTCGCAGACCCGACCCAGCTGCCGTTGCGCGTGCCAGGGCTAATATTAAGGCGATGACGGATAAGTTACCTAACAACTGGATGGGTAACGTGAAAAGGCTAAGGATGAAGGTTGCCAAGGCTCCAGACCATAAAGTTATGAAGATGGCTCGTGAGCTTCGTCGTCTTCGCTAAGGTCGTTGTAGACCTTCTCCTCGGTATCATAGAAGGCCTCACTGTCCCCGATCATCATGTGTCTCACAGTTTCGTATAGAACTGTCGAGAGTGCAAACTTGTATGCGAGAAATCCCACAAATGTGGCTCCATAGTCAAAATCAAATGCGAAAGGTGCGTTATTCCACGATACTTCAAAAGCTGCGGCTCCCAAAGGTGCCAAGAACTCCTTTTGAAATGTCGATTCTTCAAACTTATCAACTCGGTCGGAGAGTAGGGAGACGTAGGCGTAGGATGCCATGGCTCCCAAGGTGGCGGAGACACCCTGTTCGGCACCTTGTGTGATGAAGTGTGTAGCTGCGAGGACGGTTCCGTATCCCGCCGTTGACTTCTTTAGGGTTGATTTCAGTCTCACATACTCCGTGGGTTTTGGTACAATTGACGCGTAAGTGAGGGACATTCTCTCTTATAAAAACACTTAAAATCTTTATCCTAGTTACATATAAGTATGCCGTGTCAGCGTTGCAAGAAGAAGTGTGGCGTCCCCATCGATTGTCAGTATTGTGAGGGTAGTTTTTGTCCGAGTTGTATAAACTTGTCCAAGCATGACTGTCAAGGTGCGGACATCAAGAAGCTCAAGCAACGTAAGGAACTCGAGGAAAAGACTGCATTTGAACCACCTCCAAAGTGCTTAAAGATTTGATGACTAATTTGAGTACCGTGGGAGGTGTATAGTCATGCTGGGATGTCCGAGTGGTCCAAGGAGGACGACTTAAGATCGTCTGGCGCAAGCCTCGCGGGTTCGAACCCCGCTTCCAGCATTCTATGGGCTTGTAGTGAAATGGATATCACTTTGGACTTCTAATCCAACATTCTGGGTTCGATCCCCAGCAAGTCTGTGAGCATTCGTAGCTCAGTGGCAGAGCGCAAGTTTAGTAGATACTAAATAGCTTGATGTCAGGAGTTCGATTCTCCTCGAATGCAATCATCATTCTTTAAAACTAGAACCAGTTTCAAAGATTGATTTAAAGAAATGTATAAAATATATTTATTAAGTATGGGTTGGATATACAGATTTATATCTCCTTCTGGAAAGTCTTATATAGGTCAGACTACCAGAAATCCAACGGAACGATACAAGGATCACTTTAAAGCGTCTACAAATTGTAAATTACTGAAGCGAGCCATAGATAAATATGGCGAAGACATGCAATTTGAAATAATAGAAGAAGTTTCAAATGAAATTTTGGACGAAAGAGAAATATTTTGGATCGGTGAACTTAATACACTCGTACCACACGGGTATAATTGTACTGGGGGTGGAAACTCTAAAAAACAATTATCACAAACCCTTAAAGCAAGTATAGGGGAAGGGGTGCGAAATGCAAAAATAAATAAAGATGGTTACATCGGCTCTGTAAAAAAACAGAGAAATGGATTTAGACCTCAAACAATCTTGAATGGAGAAATTGTTTATTTATCGAATGGTACCTTTAATACGAAAGAAGAGGCTATTAATGTATTACAAATTTACACAAAGGATCCAAAAAATTTCAAAAAGATCGAGGGATATAATAGAAGAGTGATAAAAGGTGGTGTTCACCGAAACGGAAATAAATGGAGAATAACACTGAAAAATAAGTGGATCGGTTCTTTTGATACAGAAGCCGAAGCTCGAACTTATCTACAATCTCTTATCGAAACTTAAGGATTACAATACAATGATACGTAGTATGTCCCTCGGGATTAAGAAGCTATCGTATGATTCTATTATTCCTACTCGTGGCTCCGATGGTGCTGTGGGTTACGACCTCTACAGCGATATGGACGGTGTTATTCGCTCGTCAGAAAGGGGGCTTGTCTCCACGGGGATCGCAGTTGTTCTCCCATCTGGAGTATACGGGCGAGTTGCCCCCCGTTCGGGACTCGCTGTCAAACATGGTATCCAAGTTGGGGCTGGAGTCATCGATCCAGACTATACGGGAGAGGTCAAAGTCGTTCTCTTCAATCATGGAGACAAAGACTTTGAGGTTAAGAAGGGTGATCGCATCGCTCAGCTCGTTCTAGAGCGTTGTGAGACACCACCCGTCAAGGAAATTGAAATTATTGAGGAGACTGATAGGGGTTCAGGTGGTTTCGGTTCTACCGGCAATTAGAAAACCATAGGTCTTCTGGTTGGGGCATAAAAAGCATACCCTTATTCATAGTCATGAAAAGTTTAGCCTTGTTGATGTCTGGATATGACCAAAGCATCCACCGTTCCCAAAAATCGGCTCTGAAATAATCCTCCCAATCCTGTTCGGTACTTTCATCGACCATCAACATACCACGATGAATTTCCATAGGATTTGTCTCTATTCGTAACTCCTTAGGAATGATAGCTCCCTTCCTAATGAGATGTGCCCTCATGAGACGAGGATTACCGTGGTCCACGTAATGTTGAAACCCCTTCTGACCAAAATCAATCGTGCGTTGATTGGGGAGGGTCACTCTATACTTGTGTGTCACAGATGGACTGGGTTTCAATACGACGTGCATATTAATTTTATATAAGGAAATAATATGATAAAAAAACATGCTCGAATATACTTCCCGTGACGGGATAGTAATAAAGGTTGGACAAAATGCAAAAGAAAACGACCAATTGACACTTTCGAGTGCACCTCAATATTGGTGGATGCACGTAGCGGGATGTTCTGGGTCACACGTCGTGGTATGTCACAATGGTTCTGAACTTCCCAAAGAAACTAAAAAGGATGCTATGGTTCTCGCTGTTCATCATAGTCAAGCACCTGACACGAAAATGTCGTGTGTGGATATGACAAGGGTTGAACACGTGATGTGGATGCGTCAAGCTGGAAAAGTAAAACTTCAAGGTGAAGTCATGGAATTGACGATTTTCATGAGAAGGGAGAAGGACCGTCTAGAAAGGCTGTTAAAAACAAAACATAAGCTATAGGTATATGAATCATCAAGATTGGAATCCTGTCGTCATTCACGGAAAGGCTGCCCCCTCGAACCAGAAGCCACCTCCACCACATCGTGAAGTGACAAAGGAACAAAAGTTGGAACGTGAAGAGTTGGGGACGCATAAGAAGGTTTCTCTCTCTATGGCGAAGATGATTCAACAGGGACGAATTGCTAAAGGTTTCAAGACACAAAAAGATTTAGCAATTGTGATTGGGGTGAATGCAAGTATTATTAATGCATATGAGTCTGGTAGAGCTATTCCCGATCCCGCTATACTCCAAAAGTTGAGGAGGGTTTTGGGTGTTAAATTAAAGTAGAGATGAATAATGTCCAGCTATGTAGTAGATTTGCTTGAAACCAAGTTCTTCTAATTTCTCTGCCGCAAATCTGGCCCTTTGTCCAGTGTTGCAGTAGACGAGTAACCCCCTCTTGGGAAGTTCAGCTGTTGTCTTTTCGTTAATCTTGTCGACTGGAATATGCAATGCTCTGGGGTAGTGCCCAGCTCTATATTCCATAGCTGTACGAACATCGATGACTTTCTTGATTTTACCCTCCTTGATGAGACGTTTGGCCTCTTCGGAGGATACAAGGTTCTGACCCAAAAATGTATATGCGGCTGCAGCTGCGAGACCACCGACGATGACAAGGGGGATCATTTAGTATTCTCAGAGATTTTAACTTTTTCGTGATCCATCTCGAAACAGCATTGTGCAGCACCATCGTACGTTCTATGACAAGAGCGACAATAGTACAGTATGGTATAAAGCGTAGAGTCGTCCATACTATATATGAACAAGAAAACAGCTGATGTGTCCACTCGTCTCACTCCTGATGAGCTTGATAAGCGTTCAATGGATGCCCGTATTGGTGTGATGGAGGAGGCACTTAAGGGTGAAAAGGTTCGTTATAAGTCTCATTGTGACTCGAAAAAATTCAAGAAGTTCCTCGAAGATCGACTCACAATTTGGGATGAGCTGAAGGACAAGACCTTCTATGCGAAACGTATGTATAACAAGACTACGGAAATTCTAGCAAACCTTGAATCTTGCGCTAATTAAACGAGCTTCGTCCCAACGACCTGATTGTTGAATCAAGAGTCGTGTATTCGGTTTCATCCTGGAAAGAGAATATCCGGCTCTCAATCTCTTGAAGGCGTAATCGAGTGTTTTGTTATTGATATCAACCCGTTTCACTTTATACGTTCGCATTTCATCTTCCACTTCCTTCAGCTTTGTCGTGAGCTCATTCACAGTAGTCTGAAGTGAGGTGATGACAAACTTTTGCTTCTTGACTTTCATGTCATCTGGTCTCTTACGAAGTCGTTCTCGTAAATCTGCGATGACTACTTTTTGCTTCTTAATCTTAGCATTCTTCTTCTTCACCACCTTGTCAATCTCAGGTCCAAGGTCTACGACAAACTTGGTCGCCTTGCGGGGTCGTGAACAAGATTTAACCATTTTATATTACTTTTTCATATTACAATCATTTACTTAGGGCTTAATTACCAAAAGCGACGCCCGCCATACCATTCTTGATACGAAGAATGTTATAGTTGACCGCGTAGATACGGTGAAGTTGGTTTCCACCAGTGGGAGTGTTGAGAACAAGCTTCGCGTTATCGATGCGAGAGAAGTTTAGGGAACCCGTGGGTTGCATCTTGCTCATGGTGAGGCAGAAAGGCCAAGAGTAGGTGGGGAGGTCGTCGAGAATGTTATCGGGGAGGTCAGTGGAGTGCATCTCGGGTACGACATCGTGATGATAGACGTTGGACGTGTTCTCGAAGAGGGCGACACCGTTGATGTACAGGGAAGAGGTGTTGAAGTTGAATTCCTCACCCCATGTGGCACCAGACGCCTTGCCAGAAACGAGGTGAAGAGATTTCACGGGGTGGTTGAAGTAGCTGAGATCAACTTCAGTGTCGGTGTTCGACGCGAGCTGATACTGAGTCTGGGTGATGAGAAGTTCGTGTTCGGTATCGGTGAAGAACTTTCGCTCATCAGTGTCAAGGTACACGTAGTTACCGAAGACCTTGGGGGTGGTGGCGGGGGTATAACCATCGCGGCACTTCACACGAATCTCAACATCGTGGTATTGAAGGGCTACGAGGGGCAGGGCCTTAGTCCAGTCCTCGCCAAAGAAGAAAGGAATCATGTAGTAGTTACCCGAGTGGTTCTCCTTGCGGGCGTTGGTGGTAACTGCAAAAGAAGCCTTAGCCGCGGAATCGCGCATGAGAGGATTGTGAACACCTTGGATGTACAAAGAGTCCAGCTGGGAAACCTTCTGACCACCAATCCAGAGAGTGAACTCGGTTGGGCTAGAAGCATCGCTAGAGAAAAGACCATCGGTGTTTGTCATCACGTTGGAGATCTGTGTGTCTTCGATCCAGATGTAGCTCATGAGATCACCCTTGGAGCGGATGGGGATGGTGACTTCATTAGAAGCACCAAAGGTGCCGATGTAATCCATGCGCTCAGGCTTCATGGCGAAGTTGGTATAACGCTTATAGTTTTGGCGGAAGAAACTGACCTGGGGGTCACCGGTGATGTACACATCCTGAGCACCGACAGATACGAGCTCAATTAAAGCAGCCGACATTTATTAATAAATGATATTAAAATTTTCGCTCAATATAAACGTATGGTATTATTTCAAGCACTCACATGGGAACCTAGGGACACGGAGGAAGAGCATCTCATCAGCATCATAGGTAAAACTGAAGATGGAAAATCTGTATGTGTGACAACCGCGTTCACTCCTTACTTTTTTATCAAACTTCCACTAGGAACTTCTCAACAGACGATTAATGAGATTTACATGACTCTGTGTAAAAAGTGTCCTGAATGCATAACGTCGTATTCTATGACGAAATCCAAAGATGTTTGGGGATTCCAAAACAACGAAGAGTTTTACTACATGAAACTGAATTTCAGGACTCTCGGGGATAGACGACGTGTAGATAGTTTTTTGAAGCGTCCCCTCGAACTATCGGGTGGTGCGAGGGTACTGAAAGTGTATGAATCTAATTTAGACCCAGTACTTCGACTGATGCACAGAACCGGAATCCAGTCGACTGGGTGGATCGACACTGGAGATAAATGTGTAAGATCGCATCTGGCTAAGGTTGACATAGACCTTTGGTGTAACGACTGGACATCTCTGAAACCGGTCAATCGAGATGACATCGCACCCTTTGTGGTCGCATCGTTCGATATCGAGTGTAACAGTTCGACTGGTAAATTTCCAGATGCCGACGTCCCGGATGATGCGTGTTTTCAGATTGCTCTTTCCCTGTGTAAGTTTGGTAACGACGAACCTTATGAAAAGGTGTGCTTGTGTTACAAACAAACTGAAGGCCCTGATGTCAAGAGTTTCGATACCGAGAAAGAAATGTTGGAGGCGTTCAGTGAATATCTACATGACAAAAACGTAGACATTCTCACAGGTTGGAATATCTTTGGTTTTGACCTCGAGTATATATTCAAACGCGCGAGACACTGTGGATGTAGTCCAAAATTTTTCAAACTTGGAAGACTAATCGATGATACGTCTCAACTCGTGAT